GTACAGACGTCCCCGGTTTGGATACCGTCAGCGCCGCCGTAATTGTTTGTTTCCCAGAAATTTGTGCTGAAGTTGCCGCTCGGTACTAAGCCGTTCCAGTCAACACCGGTGCCGCCGTAGTCGTATTTGGTGCGTACCTCCGATAACGGCGGGAGCTGGGATCCGGTCCAGCCTGCGAGCTTGACCCGGTCTTGCTGATCGTTGGTGGTCAGGAAACGCGCCTGCGCTGAGGCTTGGAAGGCTTGCAGGTTGTGACCGGTAAAAACTACGCCGTCCCCATCGGTGCCGTCTTTCTGAAAGGTCCGAAAGTCCTTGACCGCATCGGCTCGGCTGGCCACGTTCTCGACAAACCACGCCCCGTCGCATTGATACAGCACCGCCCCAAGGTTGAGGAGAACGTTGTCCAAGACTTGGCGGGCGGTGTAATATCTGGGCACCCCGTCGGAGTCGACGTTTCGGAGCTTGGCCGAGTTGAACCCGATACGGGTTATATACGGCGCCGAGACGTGGTCGTCGTGCTCTCGGGCGTCCGAGATGAGGAGAAAGTTGTCCGAGGCGCTCCAAGCGTCCGTGTGGCGCGTTTTGGATAGACACCGGGCAATGACCACCGGCAGAATGGCTTGGTCTCCATATTCAGCCCCGGAGCTCTGGAGATAGTCCGTCGCGCCAAGGTTGGCCAGATCGTCCGAGGCTTGGATGGTGAAGCGCTCGTAGGGTTCGTCGCGTCGGTCGTGGTCCAACAGGACAACCCCGGACCAATACAGCAGGAAAGAACTGCCGCCGTTGGTGCTCCGATACAGGCGCAACGTAAAGCGGCCCTCGCTGGCCTCGTACATTGCCGACAGCAACCCGGCCGAGTTGGCGTCGAGATCGAGAAAGTCGACCGAGCAATTCGAGCCGATGACCCCGCAGAACGGGTTGTCGATGTCGCCGTCCCACTCCAGCTCGAAACCGCCGGCGGCAAGTTGCAGGGTGGTTGCGGCGTCGCTGTATTCCGTGTCCCAGATCTCGACCCGGAACCGGTTGCCGCGGTCGTCGTCAAATTCTGCGGTGTGTCTTTTGCTCATCGGATGCCCGTTTGCCGGCGGCGCGTATTCTGGCCGCGTTCCTGTATCAAGACAAGGTCGCGTCCAGATATGCGGCCGGTGACGTTCACCGACTGTCCGCCCATCATGTTCTGCAATTTAGAGAGCGGGGCGATCACCTCGGGGTCCGTCATGGCTCCCCGGTTGTCACCGACCATTGCGAGGGTGGGCCCGAAAGCAAGCCCTCCAGAGGCTAGGGCTGGGACTTCTTCGGCCGATTTGGCGAGGCTGGACTTCACAAAAGAACCCAAGGCAACCAACGCAACACCCGCGGCAATGGCCACGGCTGGGTTGAGACTCTCGAGGGCTTTTTTGATTCCCAGAATCGCGGCGCCGGTGCTGATCGCGATCTGGCCAATTTTGATCGCAAGGTCTGCCAAACCGGTCAGGAACGTGTTTGCGAGATCTCGGACGCTGGCTGTACCGGCGGCCACGCTTCCCAGCATGGACCCCATATTCTCGGCCATGGCGGCGGCGCCTTCTCGGATCGCACCGTTCAACGCCTCGCCAAAAGCCTTGGCCCGTTCCCGGTTGGCGACCAAAGTCTGGCCGAGCTTTTCAAGCGACGGCGTCATCTCGTCCAGCTCTTCCTCTGGGTCGATGCTGACGTCCTGCAACCCGCTCGTGTCGATCGCAACGGCTTTGCCCAATCCGGGCGTCTCGGCGTTTACAGCGGCGCGGGCCTTTTCCTCTTCTCGGAGCTGTTTGATGAACTCCTCCTCGTGGGCCCGCATTAAGGCGGCGTGCTCGCTTTCCTTTTTTGCTCGGGCCTTAAACTCTTCGAGGCTCTCGGCGTTGTCCTTGGCGTCGGCCGCTTCCTCTTCGGCTTTCTTCCTTTCCTGCAACCGTTTGATGAGCTCGTCGTTCGCCTCGATCATATCGTCGAACGGCTTGAGGTATTCCCGCAAGGCGTCCGCGCGTTTTTTGTCGGTGAAGGATGACTCCCGCCCTGCGGCGGTGTTTTCCTCCATCTTGGCCGTCAGGGCTTCCAGCTCTTTCCGCTCGGCGGCTATGCCCTCGGTGATCCACTTCGAGTTCTCGGCGGTCTTGGCCAACCGTTCGTCGATTGTTCCGGTCAGGTTCTTCAGACCGGCTTCGGTGGCCAGCTGGGCCTCGCTCATCTCGCCGACAGACTGCGTCACCTTGTCGACGTCCTTGACAACGTCTTGGGCCTTGAGGCTGAAGTCAGTAAACAGCGGCAACAGCGCCGTCAGGCTCAAGGTGAGGATGCCGATCGGGCCAGCCAAAAACCGGGTCGACATTGCGACCATCCGTATGCCTTGGGCAAGGCTCGGCAACATGACCAACAGCGGACCGGCCGCGGCGGCCAAGGTTCCCATCACCACGGCGGTGCCTTGCGTCGTGGGGTTGAGCCGTGCGAAATAGCCGGCGACGTCTCCAACGATCTGGGCGAGCTTGGTTAGGGCTGGAGCCAATGCCGAACCCACCGCAAGCTGGGCGCCCTCAACAGCGGACTGCATCCGCTTCAAGGCTCCGTGGGTGGTGGCGTCCATCGTTGCGGCCATCTCAGCCGCCGCCCCGTTTGCATTTTCAAAGCGTTCCGTCAGCGGGTCCAGCTTGTCGGTGTTCTCGGCAAGGATCAGGAGTTGCGTCTGAGCGCTTCGGCCTACTTCGTCGAAAGCGTCGGAAAGGGTCAACCCTTCAGCCGCGAGGTCTTGTATGGCCTCTTTGGCGGGTTTGCCCGTCTTGGCCATCTCGCCGAGGATCCGGCGCAAAGCCCGTCCGGCCTTGCTTCCTCGGATGCCATTGTTGGCCAGTACAGCGAGCATCGCTGTGGTCTCTTCCAAGCTGACCCCGGCGGCCTTGGATACCGGGGCGACGTACTGCATCGCATTGGAAAAGCTGTCCATCGACAGCGCCGACCCCGAGAAACTGGAGGCCATGACGTCGGCCAAGTGTCCAGTCTGGGAAACGTCGAGACCGAAAGCGCGAAGGGTCGAAGCTGTAACGTCGGCCGCGTGGCTCAGATCGGCGTCGGCGGCTTGGGCAAGGTTGAGGATGTCAGCCGTGGCGCCTTGGATTTCCGTGGACGTGAAGCCCAGACGGGACAGGGACAGCTGGAGCCCGGCCACCTCGGAGGCCGTAAACATCGTCGTGCGCCCAAGCTCTTTGGCCTGAGATTCGAGCGCCTTGAACTCTGACGTCGTGGCCCCGCTTACGGCTTTCACTTTCGCCATTTGAAACTCGAAATCCACGAAGGTTTTCGAGGCCATGGCGCCAAAAGCGGCGAGGGGTGCGGACACTCCAACCGAGAGCCCTTTCCCCATGTTTTGGATCTCGCCAAAGGTCCGCCGGAATTTGCTCCGGGTCTTGCCGAGTTCCTTGTTGAGTTGCTTGGTGTTCGCCCCGATGTTGAGGACGAGGTCTTTTATTCTACCCACGCTTTCCGGTATTTGCGGCCATTGCGACCAAGGTTTCAACGCTTGACCCCTCTGGCCTGTCTTCCCACGGGAACTGCAACAGGTCCGAGGGTTTCAGCTTGCGCCCTTTCTTGGCGTGGGGTTGCAACAGTACGGTCGCCAACCACCGGGTCTGTTCCCAGCTTGTCCGGTGCTGTTGGTCCTTGTCTTTCTCGTATCCGGCCAGCGCCGCCGCGATCATTGGAAGCGTCCACGTCTGGAAGTCGGTCCACGGGATCCGGAGAACACCGAGACCAAACTCCAACACGCGGCGAAGGGTCAGGGGCTCTCCCCCGCCTTTTTTTTACCGCCTCCTGTGTCGAGCAACTCGGCCACGGCTTCGCTCAGCCGCTCGACGTCGCTCATCTCGATGTGGCCAAGGAAATCGTCCAAGGTCAGATCAAAGGGGCGGCCGTCGGCCTGCTCGCCGCGCTGGGCGAAAAAATAGACCCACGTGGCGACCTCAACCACACCCCCGGTGCCCATCTGCTCAAGGCGGTAATCCGTGGCGCTCTCGCATCGGCTGATGGCCAGAACGTCACACCGGAGGGTGTAGCTGTTGCCGTTGTGCTCAAACGTTGCCATCAGGCGACGACCAAGGCGGTGTAGGGTCCGGAGAACGTGACCGAACCGGAAACGGTGGCGGTCTCTTCGGTGTTGGCGGAAACTTCCAGAGACGTCAACAAACCGTCGCCGGCGAACTGGAGGTCACCCGATGCGGTGCCGGTCTCAAATTTCCACGCAATCAGCGTGCCGCGCTGGAAAGTGCCGGCGCCGGGTGCGGTTGCGATGTTGAACCGGAGCAGGAGGTCTTCGATGCCCTTCTTGCCGCTGGCGGTGGTGGTGTCAATGAAAGCCGTGAAGCTCAGCGAACCGGACTTTTTTCCGGCGATCACTTTGTGAAAGCCTTGGGAGTCCTTGTCGGTGACTTCGAGCTCTTCCTGCTCGATGCTGAGGGAGGTTTCCGTCTGAAGCTGGAGCGGGTCTTCGCTCGGCGTAGCGCCGGCGGCGTCCAGTTTGTACAGGAACAGGGAACCGTTCAAAATTGCCATGGGGTCAGGGTTTCGGGGTTTTCTTTTTGTCTGAGGTGATGGCGTTAACCAACAGCCGGAAATAGCCCAGCAGGCGGTCGTCCGCTTTGGTGGGCGTGAGGGAAACGATGACGTCTCCGAAGGTGATCAGGGCCAGCAAAAGCGCCGCCCAATTTTCAACGATGAAATCGGCCATGCCCCAAAGATAACCCGCCGCGGGGATCAGTCGAGACCGTAAACCAGAACGGCGGCGTCTTTGATGTAGACGGCGTTGTTGTTATTGCTTAGGTCTGTAACGTAGACCGCAAAGTTGTCCCCGCTGTCGGTGGTGTTTTCGATACTCTCGATGGTCACCGTCCCTTCGTTCACCCCGTGCGACCCGGGGACGTGGGCCACGCCCGTTGCAAACGTTCGCGATCCGTCAACGCTCGTCAAAGCAACCCGCAAGGCGCCCGAGTGGGTGCCCTCTGTGGCGATCGTAACCTGAGCAACCACCCGAACCCAACCGGCGAATTGGATCCGAACACCTCCGGAGGTGATGTTGGCCGCGTTGGTGTGTGTTTGGTCTGTGATCGAGTGCAGGGGCAGTTTGGTTTCGTCGGCGTCGTCGTAATCGGTCGGACTCGATCCGACAATTCCCAGCGTGGCCACAGCTTTTACCGCTTCGAGTACAGCCGCGGTGGGATAGCTCAGGGTGGCCACCGCCCCGGAAATATTCAGGTAGCCGTTGGGAACCCTCAAGGTCTCAACCGTTCCCGAGGGTGTGCCGTCTATTTCTTTGATTGTGATCATGTCGCCTCCGGTGTTGGGTACCGTGCCCGATCGTTGCAGGCGCATGAGGTACCGGGTTTCGGTGAAGTATTCGTGGGTCGTGGCCTCAAACTCGGCGTCCTCGTCCAGATATTGCACCGACTGAACCGGCACACCCTGAAAGGTGCCGCGGGCGCGATCTAAGGCGGTGCGGACAGCCTCGGTCACGTCTTGGGCTTCGGTGTATTCGTTCGACACGCAGAACACCTCAAACCGCACCTCGTCCAAGGTGCTGGGCCCGCTCTTTGTGTCCTGCGGTTCGACGCTCGAAAGCTGATAAACCACGTAGGGTGTGGCGGCGTCTTGCGCCGCGATCTCGGGAAATACCCGAGAGCCAACCAGCGCCGACAAATCAGCGTCGCCGGTGAGGATATAGTAAAGGGCCTTGCCTGCTGTCATTTTGCGCCGTATAACTCTTTCAACAGCCGCCCGTGCTGTCGGGCGAGGTTGCGTTGCATATTACGCACCGCGGCGGGCCGGGCCCGCTCAAACCATCGGTAGTTGGTGTTTGTGCCGCCGTCGAGGAAAGGCGAGTCGCCGCCCTCTACAAAATGAGCAAACCAGCCGTCGCGGCCACCGCTCCGAGGCTTGCCGCTCTTCAGCAGTCCGGTCTTGGGACCGAGCCACCAGTTGGTTTGGTTGTCATTGGGACGGAACACCGCGATCGATCGACGCAAGGTTCCGGGCGGGATCCGGTACTCGGTCTCGCCCCGCTTGACAACGATTTCCCGCGGGTAATCTTTCACGCCTTGCCGCAACTTTCGACGGCCAGAGGCGGCGACAAGTTTGTGGGCCTTGCGTACCTCGTCCCGGTGTTTCCGCTGGTACTGCATCAGGTCTTCGAGGCCCCGTATGACGTGTTCAACGTTGCTCGAGATCTCAACCTCAACCCTCGGGCCCTTTCCCCCTTTTTTTTTCGGTCGCTCGAAATAACCCGTGGCCGCTTGGCCGCCCTGAATTGCCGCCGAGAGCCTACCCATCTTTTCGGCGCGTTACAAATACCCGGAAGCCGTCCCGGCGTCCGATCTCCTGAAAGCCCAGCACGTTGTAGCTTTCGCCGTCGTACTCGATGACCTGCTCCTCGTCCAGCTCAAACGATCCTCGGGGGTGCCTGATGTTGAACACGCCGTCCCGCATTGGGAACAGCTGGAGCGCGTGCGGGCTTTCCTTGGGGCTCCCCTTCGGGATCCACTCGGCCCACACGTTGCCCAAGGTGCTGTCGGTGTCGCTCAGATTTTCCAGCACGACGGTCTTCTGGCCGTAGTCGTCACGGGCGGCCGTGTATTTCCGGAACCGGATCCTCCTGTCGAGCTTTCCGAACTTCATGCAAAGGACAGCACCCGGAACGGGTTTGCGAGCGCGTGGGCTCCAACGATTAGGGGCGAACTGATCGTGCCGACGATCTCATTGGCACGCTGTTCGTACAGGTGACCGACCAACAGCTTGACCGCCGCCAAGATCGGGTCGGGCGTCGTAGCGTAGCCGAGGGTGGTTTCGATTTTTACCCGGTTCAGTCCGTTGGGCTCAAGGGCCGGAACATCCACAAACCGCACGCGGGCTGAGTGGCCCACCGTGTCGGTGAAATATTTGGAGCCGTCTAGGGTCTGGAGGTCGCCGTTGGCGTCGTAGTATTTGACAGCCGAGATGGCCGTCACCGGGCGGGCTGGGATCTCGATGCTTCGCCAATGATCCAGCCAGACGTTCGCCGTCCGAGATCCAAACCGGGCGCCGGTGTAGCTCTCCAGATATGAGAAAGCCGCGCCGCGGAGGGTGTCGATCAGCGCGTCGTCTTCGTCGTGCTCAACCCGCAGGTGCTGTTTCAGCACCGCGGTCGTGATCAGGTTGGCCGGGTTGACCTGCTGTGTTTCCTCGATCTGCACCATGCCTGCAAGATAAGAGAAACCCCGCCGGGTTGGGCGGGGTCTCTTTCTGGGTTGGTGTTGGGATCAGCCGCGCAGGTGCGGGTTCTTGCGGGCAAAGTTGAACGCCCGCAGGCCAGCGGCGGCCGTCTCGCAGGTGTGGTAGATGCACTCGGCCTCCCATTGGCGACGCTTGGAAGCGCTCAGGCCGTCGGCGTTGGGTTCCTCTGACAAGCTGGCCACCTTCATGTTCTCGGCGCTGACCGAGGTGAGGTAGCCTTCAAGGTCAGCAACTTCCTCCTCTGTGAACAGCTTGAGCGTGTTGTCCAATTCCCGCAAGTTGGAGAAAATGTCCCGGAGCTTGAGGGGGAGCAGGGTGTGGTTGAAAGCGCGGGTGCCGTGGTTGGTGTTGAAAGTAAAGTCCATGGTGTTGGGGTTGTTTGTGTTGTTTGTTGGTGTAAATATACAGCCAGAATTGACACACGCAACAATTCAGCGAAAAAAAAACGGGGACCAACTCGGCCCCCGCTTTTCTCGTGTGGTGTTGTGATCAGCCTGCGATCGTTCCGGACATACTGAGAGCGCCGGCTTGGCGAAGCGCGGAGTCCAGATATTGGTGCTGGTAGACAACCACTTGGCCCGTAGTGGCGTTCGAGTATGGATCCACCAGAAAATCTCGGCCACCGAACAGGGCCAGCATGGCTCCAGCGGCAAAATCGCCCGAGAGAACCCGAGAGGCGGCGCCCATGTTGGGCGTGACGTAGTAGGGGCGTCCGGCCATCTGGCCACCGCTCAGGACCGGAGCACCACCCGCACCCGTGAAGGTCGCAAGGCGGGCGAAAACGTGAGCCGCGGCGCTGGACACGTGGCGCATATTGCCGAGGCGGGCGCCGGCCGTCACGATGGCCGCTTCAGCCGTTCCAATGTGGCCGGTGACCGTCGTGGCCGCGTTGGCGCTCAGACCTGCAACGATCGTCGCGAAAACCTGTTCGTCGATCTCAAGGGCCATCGCTTGGCCCAGCTCGTTCGCGATCGCGGTGTCCACACCCGCGCCCCCTTGGATCAGGAGTTGCTTGGTGTACTGGGCGCTCGTGCTGATCCGTTGCGGGGTCAGGTTGACCGCGCCAAAGACCAGACCGCTTGCGGTCGTGTCGCCGTCCTCATCGTGGACAAGGGTGGACCCGGTGTTTTCGGCCTGAACCAAAGAGGCACCGGCGTTGGTGGTCACCTTGGGCATTTTGATGTCTCCGGAGGCTTGCAGGACGGTCACACCGACCTCTTGGGCGATGGCCGGGGCGTAAAGGCCACCGATCACCCCGCCAACCTGCGTGGGCACAAAGCCGTCGCCGCCGCCATCGAAGCTGTTCGGATCGACCGTGCTTGCACCGTGGACGGTCCGGAACTCGGCCGCCTTCATCGGAACAGCGAACTGGCCCTCCATCGGGATCTGAGCGTCGCGGGCTTCTTTCTGGGCTTCCATCGTCCACTCCAGTTCCGCACCCGTGAGGGCTCGGCCTTGAGAGGTGGCGAGGATCGCGCGGGAAAGGCTGAATTGCTTGTTGATGCTCCGAACCTCTTTGGCTTCAGAGGTGGACACCGTTCCAACCTGAGCCAACCGGGAAACGGCTTCCTCTTGGTCTTTGCGCATCGTGATCCAGCTGTCGAGCTTGGCGAGTTGCGTTTTCAGCGTCCGCAGTTGCTCCCCTTCAGCTTCGGTCGGCAGGCGGTCTTGGGACTCGATGCCGGCCATGAGGGCGGTCATCTCTTCGTAGGTCGCGCCGCGTTCCTGCTGGAGGTCGGCGGTGCTCATTTTCTTGAACTCCATTTTTTGCGGTTTTTCCGTTTCAAAGGTAGGGGGCACCGGCTCACGTTCTGCATTGCGAGCGGAAACCGTTGTGGCCTCGTAGGCAGGATAGCTCACAGGACTTACGTCCAGCAGTCGCGCGATGCGGGTGACGTGTCGAACGTTGGCGTCGTCTCGGCGCTCCTCGCCAATGATGAAAGCGAAACTGCTCTGGGTGATGTCGCCGCGCTGGATCATGGTGTACAGATCGCGCCCGGCTGTGGTGTCGCTGAGCTCGGCGCGGTAAAACAGCCCGCGCTCGTCGGCGGTCAGCTCGAGCGTGCCGTTGGTGGTCCGGGCCAGCGGGGCCCCTTCGTGGTTCAACAGCAACCGCACGTCGTCCCCCAGAACCTCATCGAAAGCGCCGCGGCTGATACTTTCGGTCAGGTGGGGTGTGATCTCGGTGGGGTCGTCGTAGATAGCCGCGTAGCCCTCGACGATCATGCTTTCGGAATCCTTGGCCGCTCGGATCTCGGCGGTCCGGATTTCGATGTCCTCTCCGTATTTGGCCCGGAGCTCTTCGGCCCTTTTGTTGTTCTCCATTTTCGAAACTTGGGAACGCGCCCAAGGGAGCATACTCTTGCCCCCCCAAGCGTCGTACATTAAACCCCCGCAACCCTCGTCGTAGGGGACGTCGGCGTTCTTGGCGTGCCGACTGAGAAAGCTGTAAACCCTGCGAATCGTTGCGTCGCTGAGGGTGGCCCGTGAAGCGATCTGGCTTGCCCGCCGTTTGCCAACTGGCGTGCCGCATGAACCCCAGCCGTTCTCCTTGGCGTGTTTTAACGCTCGGCGGGCGTTGTTGACGGCCGCGTCTGGGTACTTATTCGACGGCATCGTTTCCGGGTTCGCTGACCTTATCGGAGAAAGCCCCGAGGCGGTCCAAGGCGATCTGGTTTATCTGTACCGTGTGGGTATCGCCCCCGCTCGTTGGGTTCAACCCTTCGCGCTGTCTGACCTCATTGATCGACAGCCAGCCGGCTTGCAAGGCTTCCCGGTAGAATTCCGAGCGCGTGGTCATATCGGCCCGGAAAAATCCGGAGGTGTCGAACTGGACAAGGGTCTGGGCCCGGTCCCGAGGTGCAACCAGTTTGCGCAACACCTCCTGCTCGATCCGTTTAAACCACGGCAGGAGGTTGGTCCGAAACTGGGCGTGCTGTTGTTCGACGTTGTTGTAGGTGGTTTGGCTGTCCAGCTGGACCAACGCCGGCGGCACGTTGAAAATGCGGCAAATCTCGGTCGCCTGCATTTTGCGGGTCTCGATGAACTGGATGGTCTCGGGGGGTACCGTGATCGGTGAATACCTGAAGCCAAAGGGCAACAGCTTGACACCCGCCGTCGTGCTTTGGCCGTTCCAGCTGTTCTGCATCTGGCTGACCTGCTCGGGGCTCAGAATCTTGTCCGTGCTCAAAATGCCGGTCATCTGGCCGCCGTTGGCGAAAAAGGCCGAGCCGTAATCCTGAGCGCTCCGAGCGAGGCCGATGTTGTCCCGGTGTAGCCGGATCGGCGACGCTTCGAAGATGTTGCAGACCTTGAACAGATTGTCCAAGGGAACAACGCCCATGCCTCTGACCTCGTACACCTCGCGGTCTTCGAAGGTCTTCTTCTGGATATCGTCGTTGTTAATCGGATACAGCGCCGTAGCCCGGCCGTTGCCGTCTCTTTCGATGTAGGCGAAGCCGACCCCGTGAAGACAAGCGTGCGCAATGATACCCTCCCAAAATTGGAAGGGGGCCGTCTGAGGGTTGGGCGCAATGGATCCGAGTTGGTAGGCCGGCGACTCGGGCACCGGGTCGAGGTTGCGGCCGTTGCGGCGTAGCACCTCAAGATCCAAAGAGGCAATGGTGCTGGCGATCTTACCCACGCAGGCGTACACGGTCGAAACGCTGAGCGCGGTCCGCTCATCGATCATGCTTCCGGCCTGCGTGCCTGTAATCAGGCCAACAGCCCGGGGGATCTCGGCGGGATCGTATTTGGCCACACGGGCTCGGAAAATGCCGGCGAGGCGGTCTCGCAATGTTGCCATGTCACAAAGTAACGGGAAAAAAGGCCGCCAAGGTTACAGGGAACCCCGACGGCCTCCAAAAACAACCAGAACAAAGCCTGTGTCACAAACTTACGACGCGCAACAGGTCGTCGGACAATTCCGGGTCGCTTCGCATATACTCACCCACGGCCATACACAAAGCCACCACCGGGTCGATCTTGTCGGCGCTCTTTGACTTGTCCGGCTTAATGTTGCCGGCGGGGTCTGTTTTGAGGGTGACGTTTGAGAGCGCCCAGCGCAAAATGGGGTCGCCGTCGTGGGCGAGCTTGCCGGATCGGATCAGGTGTTCAACCTGTTTGGCTCCGGGGGACATACTCACAAAGCCCTGCCCATACGGGGCCAGCGGGCAACCGTCGTCGGTGAGGTCGATTGCAATTTGCGTCGAGTTGTGGCGATCGAAAGCCACCTGCCTGATTTCGTGCGCTTTCAACAGGTTGTCGGGGTCATCCTGCACCCCTTCGTGGGTGATGTAGGTTCCCGAGATCCGCCGCCGGATGGCCGCAAAATCTGTGACGTTGCCGGGCGTGGTGTGAAAGTTTGGCAACCCTTGAAAGATCCGGTAGACGTGGGCGGGGTTGCTGTCCAGTACAGCCCGGACCGTTTCCTCTGGGATCCAGTATTCGCCCCGAACAACCACCCGGTCGCCCCTTGGCCAGATCAAAACCAGCGCCGTGAGGTCAGAAACCGCGGCGAGATCGAGCCCAGCCCAGCACGGCCCGGTTGGCTCGGTGTCGCTCTGACAGGCGACCCACTCGGGGTCTCGGATCCAAGTCTTGGCCGCCGTGGTCCAAACGTTGCAGTGCTTGGTCTTGAACTCCACCTCGGCCGAGCTTCCAAGGTTTCGGGCCTGCGTGGCCTGTTTTTCCAAGGCTTCGGTGGTTATAGTGTGGCCCAAGCTCGGGTTGGCTTTCGCCCACGTTGCCGGGTCGGTCCAGTCGTCGCCCTCTTCCAGTTCGTACACCACACCGAAAAAAGCGTCGTCGGTTTTGATGCCCTGCAAGATTTCGCGGCAGGTGCGGTGGAGCCGGTAGCACGGCACGTTCTGATTCATCCCGGCCGTGGTGATCGTCAGGTGCAAAGGATTCTGCCGGGCCTGCATTCCGGACCGGATCACGTTCGACACCTCGTCCGAAGGGTGGCTGTGGTACTCGTCGATTATGGCCGTCGACGGGTTGAGGCCGTCGAGCGTCGAGGCGTCCGAACTGAGCGCGGTCATTTTGCCGGCAAGGGCTGGGGCCTCGATATGGTGCCGGCCGGCGTGGAGGTGTTTCCGCAGGCCGGGCGACTGGAGAACCATTCGTCTTGCCTCTTCGAATAGGATCCGGGCTTGGTCGCGCTTTGTTGCGGCGCTGTAAACCTCGGCCGCCGGTTCGCGATCCATTAGGAGACCGGCGAGGGCGATTCCCGCCGCCAGTGTGGTCTTGCCCTGTTTTCGAGCCATCGAGATGTAGGCCGTGTTGAACCGCCGCGATCCGTCGAGGTTGTGCCAGCCGTACAGGTTCCAGAGGATGAAACGTTGCCAAGGCAGGGGGACAAAGGGCTGGCCGGCGTATTTCCCGACCGTATGGACCAACAGCCGCTCGAAAAAGTCGAGGTACGCCCGAGCCCGCCGCTCGTCAAATTTGAGGTCGTCCCGCTCAAGGTCGGCGAGGTATCGAGCGCACGCAAGCCGCGTCCCTTCGCACGCCAACAGCTCGCCGGCTGTGACCCGCAAAGCGTACTGGTGCGCCTGATCTTTCACGAGGCGAGGATCTCGGCC